GCCGCCGCCCCCTGGCTGCGTCTGCGTCGTCGTTGCGCCCAAACCAGACCATGGCAGCAGGTTTTGCGAGTACTGCTGCAGGTTCTGCAACGGCGCATTGAGCTGGTTCTGCTGCTCGCCCTGGAACGTGGTGCCGACGTTGTAGATGCCCTGCAGGTTCGATAGCGGCACTTGCGAATTGCTTTGCAGTAGGCCGGCGCCGGTCAGCGCGTTCTGGATCGCGGCTTGCTGCTGCTCGAACCCCAGGCGCGCCATGCCCAGGTTGTAGCTGTTGAGCGCGTTGCCCGCCGACGCAGCCGCCGCCGATTCCTGGGCGGCGATGCCGCGGTTGCCGAGCACCCAGTCATTGGCCTGCTGCTGGCCGGCCAGCGAATTCGCCGCATTGGCCTGCGACGCCGCGAGGTTTTGCGCGCTGAGCTGCCCCGTCATCGCGGCCTGGCGCTGCGCGGCGTTCTCGTAGGCCGTGCCGTATAGCTGGTTTTGGTTCTGCAGGATCTGATTGTTCAGATCCGACATCGCCAGGCCCTCGGCGATGCCCTGCCGGCTGCCGCCGTAGCCGCCGGCGAGCGCCGCGCCGGCCTGAATCGACGGCAGCACGTTGCGCTGGAAATTCTGCGTCGCTTGGTTCGCGATGTCGCCGCTGATCTGCTGCAGATACGGATTGTTCGGCGTACCGCTCAGCACCTGCGACATCGCATCCTGATAGCCGCCGTCGCTGGCGACCTGCGGCACGGATGTGGCGGACGGCATTGCCCACTCGCCGTATTTGGATGCGCTCGCCGGGCCGGCACCGGCGCTGCTGGTGGGCGCAGGCGTCGAGCCGCCGCTGGCGCCATAGGTCGTCGGCGTCGAGCCGCTGAGACTGCGCACCTGGTTGCCGTTCCCGAGCAGCCCGTTGACGAGGTAGTTGCCGACTGCGTTCTGCGCGTTGTAGCCGGCCAGCGCCGCATCACTACCGAGATAGCCAGCCTGCGAGTTCAGTGCGTTCGTTTGCATGCCGTTCAGGCCGGCATAGTTCGCTCCGTTTTGGCCGGTTTGAAACTGCTGCTGGAAATAGTCGACCAGCCCCGGCGTGCGCGTGATGTCGTAGTCAGAATCGGGGTTGATCGGATTGACAGAGCGCGCCAGGGGGTCCCAGCTCCCACCGCTGTCGCTGCCTTGGTTAACCCATGCGCCCTGCCCGTAGACCGGCTCGACACCGCTGCGCAGCTGCCGGGTCTCGGTGCCGTACAGCATGTTGTTCATGCGCGGATCGAGTTCCGTCCGCTGCGTGTTCGTCACATCGCCGCCACCGCTCGCCATTCAAACCTCCGCCTCGAAGCCATCGCCGGCCTCATGCCAGCCGCGCGAGCGCAGCCGGCGAATCCATCCACGCCGGCCGCCCGCCACCAGGTGCGAGCAGCCGAACATCTGCGCCTGACGCCGCATCAGCGTCAGCGCGTCATCCATCCATTCCGAGAAACGCTCGCCACCGCCGGCCAGCAGACGAACGACCCTACGGCCGCTGCGCTCGGTGTCAGTGCGCGTCGCGTAGCCGCCGATCACCTGCGCGCCATCGATGACCAGAAATCCCCACGCGCGGCCGTCTGATGCCTGCTCGCGCACGTCATCAATGCCGATATCGCAGGCCGGCGCCCGCGCGATGGCGCGCTCGATCCACGGCGCCAGCAGCGGCCACCACATGGCGTGATCGCGCGTGAGCAGGCCGACTACCCGAGGTGCACCCATGCGCCACCTCGTCGGATGTACAGCCCGGCACCGCTGCCGGGGTCCCAGTCGCTGCCATCGGCCAGCACCAGCACGCCCTCGCTGTAGCGCAAGGGCTCGGCGTGCAGCACGCGCAGCACCAGCGCGTCCTGTGGCGCCTGCAGGTGCGTTTGCAAGCGCTCGAAGTGCTCGCGCACCCAACGCGCCAGCACGGTGTCTTTGACGATGCCGATCAGTGGTTGCACGGACCACATGGCTACCGCCTCCCCGCTGGCGCGACGTCGGCCAGCAGCGACCGCATGCGCCAGTCATTCAAGCCGGCTGAGCGGATCTCCATTGCCAGGTACTTGCCTGATACGAAGTCGTGGAACCATTCGTCGACGCCGACGGTGTAATCGCGCCAGCCATTCCACTGCGTGCCGTTGACCTGGTCCATCGCGGCGCCCATACGCATCTGCAGCACCGTGCCCGGCGCCGCGTCGATCATCGGCCGGATGCCGCGCAGCAGCTTCACCGCGTCGGCATCGCCGAGCGTGATGCCCTCGCGCACCAGGCGTGCGGCAATGGGCTGATCGCCGAACTGGTCGCCCTGGTGCGTCAGATACAGCGTCGAGTCACGCGAGCCTGCCAGCATCAGGCGCTGAGCCGAGGGCGGAATGCCGAGCTGACCCCAGGCCGATGACATCTCAGCCCAGGTTTTCGTCTGCTGGGACCAGGTGTTCATGGCCATGGCGTCGACAACGCCGGTACCGGCGCCTGAGACGCCGGGCAGATCGCGGATCGTCCAGGTGTCCGATTTCCAGTTCCAGATCGCAGCCAGATCGCAGCCGTGGTCGGCGCCTGTCGGGATGCCGATCCACAGCTCATCAGCGATGGGGTTCGATGCGGCCCACATGCGCGAGAGCTGGCCGGCGTCGATCGCGTCGAACAGCCACTTGCGCATGCGCACGTCGATGACCGATCGCGGCGGGCCGCCCTCGTGCACGTAGACGTCGCCCTGGCCGACGCAGAAGTGGCCGCCCGGGAACGCAACGATGCAGTTCGGACCGATCAGGCCGGCATCGGCGCTGATGCGCTGCAGGTTCATCACCTCGGTGCCGCCGGTAAACGTCAGCGCGTAGTAGGCGCCTTCCTTGTAGACGATGAACGAGCCGCCCAGGGGTAGCCCATCCATCACCTCGGTTGGGTCGTCGGCGAGATCGATATCGCCGGCCGCGTTCGTCGGCGCCGGGCTCCATGATGGCGGCACGGTGCCCGGGTCGGCATAAGTCGACCAGCGCACCTGATGTGGGAAGCGGTCACCGTCATCGGTGACGTTCATGGCCACCAATATGTTGCGATACGTGCGGACCGAGCGCGCGCGCAGGGTTGTCGGCCATGCCGGCAGATCCACAGCGCGGCCGGTGCCGCCGTATGCTTGCGGCACGTCAATGCCGTTGTTCAGCACCGCGACTCCGCCGATGACGGTGCCGGTCCAGCCGCGCTCGACATTGGTCGAGTAGTTGACATCGACGCCCGCATCCTGCCGCGTGATGTTCGTGTGCACGCCGTCGCCGCGCACCGCATACAGTTTCTCGGCGCCGGCCTCGATCCACACGCGATCGCTGCCGGCCGTTAGTGGGAACGCATTCAGGATGCGCACCGGCGCTGCACCGTAGGGGGCAACGTGGCCCGGCGCGCGGCCGACGTAGCCCTTGCCGAAGATGACATTGCGGCCGTCGCTCCACGCGCCGTCCTTGATGTCGGGCGCGTAGGGGTCGCGCAGCAGGCCGCCATCAGCCGGTTCGATCTTCACGATCGGCATGGCGTCACGTCCCCATGAAGACCAGGAAGATGCCGCCAAGCGCACCAGCGCCGCCGTCGGCATTGGCACCGGCACGGCCAGCACCACCACCGCCCGCGCCGTAGCCGATGCCGGCCTTGCCGCCCGCGATGCCGGCACCGCCATCTGTGGCTGCGGGCACCGGCGCTGCGGTCAGCGTGTCCGTCGGGTAGGTGCGCAGCGTGACGCCATTGCCGCCACCGCCACCGCCGCGACCGATCGATGACGAACCACCTGCGCCGGCAGCGCCCCATGCGAAGCGCATTGCCACGCCGTCCAGCTCCGAGCCGTTGCGCTTGCCACCGGCGCCACCGTCACCCACGCCGCTGATGTCGGTACCGTCGCCGCCCGCGCCGTTCGACGAGCCGTCGCCATCGCTACCGCCGAGATTGCCGGCGGTGTTCGATTCGCCGTGGAACCCCCCGAGCGCTGAGACGTTGCTCGCGCCGCTGCGCGCCACCTCGTAGCCGCGCCCCCGGCTCGAACCGCTGTTGATCGCTCGGCGCTGGATGATCGCGCCGGCCTCCGCATAGAACTCGCCCCAGGCGTCGCGTACTGCGCCACCGCCACCACCGCCGCTGGCGACGGTCAACCCGGACGACAGGAAGTTGTCACCGCCGTTGCCACCATCACCGATCACGATCACGCGCCAGCGCCCGGGCTGCGGGATCGCATAGTCGATAAACGACGTGCCGGTGGTCGTAATGTCGAACGCCGTCCACAGCGGATAGCGCCCATGCGAATGCGCCATGAAGCGGCCCATCAGACCGTTGCTCCCCAGCTCAGCACGCGCGCAAAAATCTTGTTCGTCGTGCCGTAGTCGCGCACCCAAAACTGAATGATCGTCGACCCCGTCGCGGCCAGGGTGGGCTTGGCGCTATAGCCCTGCCAATAGATGGTGTTCGTGAAGGCCCACGTCCGAGTACTCGGATTCGCGATCTCAAGGCGCCATTCGTGATAGCCGGTCGCCGGGATGTTGCCGAACGTGAACGTGCTGTTGGCGGTCAGCGCACCGTAGGTGTACTGCTCGGTCTGCACGTCGATCGTGATCGTGCCGCCGGCAAACGTGGTGCCGAATGACGGAACGCCGATCGCGCCACCGCCGCCGCTACCCAGCGCGGACCAGCCGCCATAGCCATCGCCGTCCGTGGCCGACGCGCGCCACTGCGGGTCTTCTGCCGCGCTCACGCACAGCGCGAGCTGCGCACGCCCAGCCGCGCCGGCCGAGATGGTCACCACGAACGAGTATTCGCCCGCGTGCGGCGCGTTCGTTGCGCTTGGATCGGCCAGCACGATGCACGTGACCGCGATGTCGTTCACATCGCCCGTGTAGGGCGTGAACACGTCGGCCAGCCATCCGCCGGCGCCGACCTCCATGACATTGCCAGCGGCTGTGCCCACGTCGCGCTCAGCGGCTGTGCCGAATTCAGGCAGGCTCTCGATCGCCTCCTGCGCGGCATTCAGCGCATCCATGACTTCGGGTGGTATGCCCGACATCGCGATGGCATTGACGAAGGCCGTGGTTGCGATCTTCGTGCTGCTGTCGGCCACGTTGGGCGTCGGCGCACGCGCGTTGCCCGTGAACAGCGGCGAGTCGATCGACGCTTTCGCTGCCAGCAACGTCATGATGTTGTCGTTGAGGCCGGCCAGGCGATTGATGACCGCGGCCGCGACGGTGATCGCCTCTTCACCGAGATTCTGGAACTGGGTTTTGAGCACCAGTTTCAGCAGGCGCAGGTGGTCGTCGCCCTCGTTGACCTGTGCATTGGCTGCCGGCGCCGCGGCGTCGAGCTGGCTGATGTAGGTGGCGGATTCGGCGGGCATTACCAGCCGCTCCCTGTGAGGCGCCCCGTCGACTGATACTCAGCCGCCTCCCGATCGAGCATCCGCAGCGCTTCGATCTCCGCGCGCTCACCGGCCGCCTCCTTCTCGGGGTCCCGAATCACGTCGCGCGCAAGCGTGCGCACGGCAAAGGCGCGGATCAGCGATTCAGCATCGCTTGTCCATGCATTCTCGGCGTCGTCATTGGCGGGCTCCGGAATGGCGGCGATGCAAGAAAAGGCCAGCGGGTAGACCCGATCGGGGATGGGCCACAAGCGCAGGCGCTCGCCGTACCAGCACCAGATTTCCGGCGCACTGCGCATGGACTGCGCCGTGTCGAGGGTTTCCAGCTCTGAGTACGCCCGCTGGCAAAGGGCCGTTCGCCGGCCCCATTGGTCGACGGTGATGCTGTCAACTTCTTGGATGCCGGCCGGCAGCCCGGAGGAGACTCCGTACCACGACTGACCGGCGATCGTGTTCATGGTCGCGGTCAGTTCGTTGAATCGGAAGCGACGCCCGCGGTACAAGCGGATGCCCGCCTTGCACGCGGCGTCGATGTCACTTGCGAGGTCGTTTCGGCTGAGCTCGCGAGCGATTCGATTCTTCAGTTCGGCGTATGTCGCCATTGGGCACCTCGGCCGGCGGGGCCTGAACCCTTTCGAGCGCAGCTCGATCGGCCCAGATCGCCCGCCTACGGCACTTACTGGTCGTTGTTGGGGACATAGGCGATGACGATCGTCGCCGAGCCCGCGCCCGCGGCAGTGCCGGACTGGGTGTACTTGATGTACACGTCGGCATCGGCGGCCAACTCCAGGCTCAGGCCGGTGTCGTCTCGCTGCCCGGTCGCCGAACTCTCGTCCACCCCCGACGAATCCAGGATGTTGTTGAAGTCCGTGCTGTTGGTGCCCGCGGTGAGGACGTTGGTCGACCCAGCGTTGAACGCGGCATGGACGTTCGTGACGATGTCCAGGATCTGCGCACCGCCCGGCAGCGTGCCCATGTACACACCCGACGCGATGCCGGGCGTGTTGTAGGCCACCGTCTTGCGCAGGTAGTGGACTTGCTGCGTGTGGTAGACGCGAGGATTGCGCTTTGCCATCTCAGCCTCCCCTTAGTGCGCCGCGGCCGAGGTGGCCATGACGATCGTGCCGAAATCCTTGCTGTTGAAGACGGTCTTCTTCATGCCGAAGATCATCCCCGCGGCTACGCCGAGCTGATTGCCGTAGTCGAACTTCTCTTCGACCCACTCCATGTCCGACACGCCCTTGGTGCGCTGGCCGTAGCCCATCAGCATGGCCTGAGCGCCGCAAAACACGGCTCGGCGAGTACCGGACACGGCGGCGCCGCTCGACGAGTGCACGCCCTGCGGGATGCGCAGCGCTTTGTGCAGGATCACGCCGTTGTATTCGCCCAGCGCACCCGTGTAGATCGGGTTCTTCGACACGCGACCGCCGGCCATCGCGGCCTTCTCGATGTCCAGCCATTGGCCGGTGTTCGTGTTCGTGCGCAGGTCCGTCACCTGGTAGGGGTGCAGGAACGCGACGAACTTCTTCTCGCCGTTGATGGTGAACGGCCGGATGATGGGCGACGTGGTCTCGGCCAGCTCCACGCATTTGTCGAGGATCGAGAGCGTGAATGGATTGCCGGTGCTCAGACCTTCGTCGTTGGCAACCGAGGCCGGGCGCACGATGCGGTCGGCACTGGCGGCGATCACGGGCTGCATGCCGGTGTACCGGATGTCGGCGTTGGCCGGCGTGTAGCCGCAGAGCTGGTTGAAGAACGCCGTGTCGAGGCGGTCTCGCCACCAGTCCTTCAGGCCCATCTTGGCCTCTTCGCGCACCGAGAAGGGCACGCGCTGCTCGGACATCTTCCCGCCCGAGCGGACGGCGTGGCGTAGCTGGTCGATCAGCAGATCGTCATAGAACGTCGACAGAGCCTCTTCGTTGCCCTCCAGCGTGCCATCGCCGGCGACGCCGTCGCCATTGAGGTGCACGCGCAGGCCAACGCGGATGCGATCGCCGGCAGCTTTGTTGAGCTCGGGCCGGATCTGGCACAGCACGTCCGTGCCTTCGCCAGAAAACTTCGAGAAGTAGGTGTCGGCAAGCGCCTCGTGGAAGAGCTTTCGCCCCCAGTGCTTGACCGCAAGCGGGTGATTGACCGGATAGTCGGTCGTGGCCATCGTGGCCTCCACGGAATAGGTTGACAGCGGTGGTTTGGCCAATCACGCCGGCCGGCGCTGTCCCGCTTTTTCCGTGGAGGGATGACCACGCACGCGCACTATCGGGTGCGCGAACCGCAAGGGGCGTTAGCCGCCCATCAGGCGTCGCCAGTTGTCGCCCTTGGTGGCCTCCGCGAATTCCGCATCGCTCATGGTGGCCAGGGCTTCAAGGCTGGGTGTGCCGGTGGAGCCGCCGCCGCCCGTCCCAAGGGACTTCGCGGCGGCCACCCCTCGGGCCTCGGCTGCCAGCATCTCGCTGGGCTTACGTTCCGTGGCCTTGGGGGCGTACCCCGACGCCTTCGCGAATTCGTAGATCGATTCCGCGATATTTCGCTGATTCTGCACCGCAGTGGCAGCGAATGCAACTTCGTCTTGGCTCAGTTGCGCGACAATCTGCTGCTCTGACAGACCCAGGGCGCGATATTGTCCTGCGCGCATCGTCCGGACGTGCTGGAGCGCGTTGAAGTAATCCGGGTTCTGTTGCGCAAACGCCTGGACATGCGCCTGCGCGATCGTCGAGAGCTGCGCGAGCTGCGTCTGCTGCTGCCGTTCAGCGAGGATCTGCGTCTGCTGCTGCTCGACGGCCTGGATCTTCTGGCTGAGCGTCTTCTCCAGGTGCCCAACGAAGCCGACCGGGTCCTGATCCAGGGATGGCGGCGGCTGCATGTCGAGCGGCGGTTGCTGGCGCTGCTGCGACGCCGCGATGAGCTGCTGCAGGCGTTGATTGCCAACCTCCAGATTGCGCCGATACTCCTCCTCGGTCCGGCGCGCCCGCTCCTCGACCTCCTTGCGGCGCTGTCGCTCCTCGTGCAGCGCCGAGTGAGGCACCATCCGGGCTGGCTTGTCGCCGCCCTCCTGCTGTTCCTGGCCCGATTCCCGGCCCTCCTGCTGCTCCTGGTCGCCGCCGGTTTCCTGGCCCTCCGGCAATTCGCCGGTTTCCTGTTCGTTCTGGATTTCGTCGCTCACATCTACCTCATTGGGGCTGGGGTTGGGGTCTCAAGGCGCGCATCTGCTGCGCCTGCATGGTGGCGGCCAGCTTGGCGTACTCCAGCCGGCGGTCTTCGGCCTTGTCGCGCGCTTCTTGCTGCGCAACTCGGCTATCCAGCATCAAGCGCTGCTGGTCGTTTTGCGCCTTGAGCAACTGCGGATCGGGCGGCTGCTCCTGGCGCTGCTGCTGCGACTGCTGGATGTACCGCTTCCACTTCTCGGCCAGGCCGGAGGGCAGCGGCGAGTAGTCCAGCAGGTCCGGCGGCATGGGGATCTGCGCCTTCATCAGCATCGGCATCATCTGCGTGAGGATGGCGAAGGTGCGCTCCTTGGTGTTCTGGCTGGTTGGCGACTCATCCACGACCACGTCGTATTCGAACGTCGTCTGATCGCGCACCAGCGGAACGAACTCCTCCAGACCGTTGCCGCGCTGGATGCGCACGAGCCGGCCGTCGGACAGGTACTCGCTGATGAACTTCGCCAGCAGCCGCCCCTGCTCTTTCCGGTAGCGGCGCAGGCCATCGAACAGACCGGCCAGGACGCCCAGCGCGGCCTGTTTGCGCTGAGCCTCCAGCACGCCGGGCTGGTCGCGGTCGGCCATGCCCAACATCTCGAGATTGATGCCGCTCACGTCACGCGTGCCGGAGATCGACACCCCCATCAGATGGTTCATCTCGGCGGGGAACGGTGACGGCGGCCGCGGCTGAACCTTGCCCGCCGAGAGCGCGCCCGGACGCACCTTCGTGATCGAGTCGGCCTGCGACCAGCCCTCTTCGAACGCGCGCCAGTTAGTGACGGCGTCCTCCTCGACCATCAGGCCGCCCTTGGCGTTGGCGTCCAGGATGCGCAGGATCTGCGAGAACAGTTTGTTCGCCCAGCGCTGCGGGTCGATCATCGCGCGCACGATGCCGTACCACAGGCCCTTGTTGCGGTCGCGCTTGGCTGTGATGAACTTGAAGCTGCACGAGGTGCGGATCGGCGCCGGCCCCGTCTCCAGCAGGATCGAGCCGCAAACGAACGCCTGCATCCAGACCTTGCGCTTGCGCTCGACGGCCTGGATCTGAGGCATCAGGCCGGATTTGATGAGGCGCTTCAGCCCCTGGAATCGCTCCGCGGAGAACTCGACAATCTGGCCGCTGCTCGGGTCCAGCACGCGCCAGTACGTCTCGCGCTCGATCCACTGGTGATGGATGACGCGCAGATGACCGGTCTTGCTGTCGTAGCCGCTCTGGTTCTTGCGGTACAGCCAGGCCATCGACGCGTCGTGCGGTTCGTCACCGTCACCGTCGTCGCGGTGCAATGACGCGTCGCCGGTAACGTAGTCCAGCTCGTCCGATGCGTCGGGCCACCGGGCCTTGATCTCGGCCGGGTCCATCCAGGAATCGCGCTGCACCCAGCATGCATCCGAGAGGTTTCGCTTGCGGGCGGCGGGGTCCCAGCTCATCGTGAGCGGGTCGACCCGGTCGATCCTCACGTTACCGTCGGCCGAGTCCTCGTAGTCGAGGCGCGTTTCGGTGCAGCCCACGCCGCAGATGACCGAGTCCAGGAATGCGTCGGACTCCTCGTCCTCGGCATCGCAGTTATCCCGGATGTAGTCGGCCGCCCCGGTCAACAACTCATTCACGCCAGAGGCGCCGACCTGCCGCGGGATGTACGCAACCTGCTGGCGATTGTTGATCTCGGAGCCAGAGACGGCGTCAACCATCGGCGCCACGCGGTTGAATACGACGGGCTGGCGCATGGTCTCCAGGAACCGGGCCTTGTCGTCCTCCGACCACTGGTCGCCGGAGACGAAGCCGAACGCTTCCTTCGCCTCCTCGCGCCACTTGCTCAGGTGCGCATCGGCATCGCGGCGCGCCCGCTTGACGCGAGCAATGATGTCGTCATCGCTGCGGCGCGGCTTGGCCCTTTCTTCCTGTTCGAGATCCTGATCGTCTTCGCTGTCAATTGCCATGATGATGCTGCTCAGTTGGCCCAGGCGCTCGCGCGTGGGCTGGATTGTTTGTAACGCTCGGGCTTGTCATCCTCAACGGGCATCGGCCACAGCAACGGCAGCTCCGGTTCCTCGATGCGGGCCAGCGAGTCGAGCATGTCGTCATGCTGGCCGACCGGGAACGGGGCATATTCTTCTTCGATGAAATCACGTACGAGATCGCGCGTGCGCTTCTCGTAGTCGGTGTAGGCGTGCGAGAACGGGAAGTACCATCGCCCCTGTTCGAATGCCGGCACCAGGCGCCGGATGCGATCGTTCTTCGGCGTAGCGCCGCCGACCTCGATGATCTCGAACCGGTAGTTCATCCGGTCCTGCTCGGCCTTGATGTGCTGGACGTCACCTTGCAGGCCGTAGCGCTCGTAGCGCACCTGGTGCGGGCGCCACTTCCGATGCAGGCGGAACAGCGTCGCGGCGCGCTCGGTGAGATTCAGGCGGTCGCGCACCATGTCCAGCACGTAGTAGTTGCGATCCTCGCCCAGGCCGATGACCCAGTATGCCGAGTAGTCGCTGGTCTTGCGCTTCTCGTTGGCCGCATCGACGAGGATGTATTTAGTCATGCCGCCGCCATCGGAGCCAGCGTAATGCTTGATCCACTCGCGCTTGAATCCGTTCTTGGCGTCGGCGGTCGGGTCCTGCATGATCTGCGCTCCGAACGTGTACGGGCCCATGTCACGCCGCTTCTCGCGCAGGGTCTCGCGATCCCACAGCGCCAGCTCGCCGTCCAGCGTGCCGTCGTGCGTCGCCAGCCGGATGCGCGGCGTCACAGTACCGCGCTCGATGAGCGTGCGGTACGTGTCGTTGTAGTGGTAGCGTGTGCCGATGAATCGCCGCACGCCGCCATCGGTACCGAGGTTGTACGACAGCTCGGTCGCCTCGGTGGTCTTCTTCATCATCTCGGGCGAGGTCACCGATTCGCGCGTCACGACGTCGTCATAGTTCAGGATCGGGAAGTGCTTGCCGGTCGGCTGACCGTCGACCAAGCCCCACGCCTCGACCGAGGCCTCTTTCGGGTTGGACCTGCGCTTGACGATGATCCCGTCATCCTCCGACCACTTCGGCGCGTCGCGCGTCGGGTTGTCCCACAGGATGTCGGGGAACAGCTCGCGCAGCAACTCGTTTGACTCGAACTCGTACTTGATCTGGCGGAGGAAGCCCTTCGCGTTCGGCCGCGTGTGGCTGAAGATGCCGATGCACATCTCGCGACCACCGTACGCGGGCAGCGGGTCGTCACCATGCGACGCAAGGATGTCCTGCACGCTCTTTCCGAACGTGATGATCGTGCTCTTGTAGTGCTCGCGCGACCACAGATCGAGCATGCCATTGGGCATCGCCTGAACCTCGCGGCAGCGATCGAACAGCCATTGCCGTTGCATGTCAGGCCGGTTCATCGCGAACCTCAGCAGGTAGAACAGGTCCGTCCGGCACAGGTGGCGCATCGCCACGATCCGCTGCGCTCCGGTGTACCTCTTCAACAGCCCGCTTAACCGCGTCAGATACGTCTGCAACTGCATGGATCGGCCCTCCGTTAGGACCGCTTAGTTCGGTTCGCTCCACGTACAGACCCGATGCCTTGCCGCGTGCGATCTCGGCCTGGATCGCCGGCCCGTATTTGCCCGCCGCGATGGCCTTGTCGCGCAGCCCGCCGAGTGTCTGCAGGTGGTCGGCCAGCGTGATCTGTGCCGCCTCGGCCACGGGCGCGCGCAGCTCGGCAATTCTTGCCGCGATCTTGCCGTTGTCGAGCAGCTCCTTGGCCTTGCGATTGACCGAGGCGTCGGCCATGCGCGAAGCGTCGTACGAGCGCCGGTACGCCTCGCTAGCGTTGCCGGTTTCGACGTACGCAGCGCAGAACCGCTCCTGCTTCGGCGTCAGGCTCATTGCAACGTCACCACGCCCCATCGCGCCAGCAGCACCGCCTCGGCCAGGTCGTTCCTGAGCCGCTTCGGTAGCTGCTCGCCGTACAGCCGCCGTGCGCATTCGACCGATGCGGCCTTGCCCTCCCCGGTCAGCCCGAACGTGCGTTTCCACGCCGCCGGATTGACCCGTTCGACGCGCTGCGCCCACATGCCCGCGACGGCCCGCAGAGCGCCG